TGGCGGTCGTAAATCTGCTGTTGCAGCTCGATTTGACGCTGGTATTCGCGGGCGATGTCTCCCTGTCCCAGTTGCTTGGCGTTTGCCAGCTTCTGATTCAATTCGCGCAGCTTTTTCTCCTGCTGCAAAGCGTAGCCTGCTTCGGCGTTGCCGTTGAGTTCGGCGAGTTCGGCTTCAAGGGCGCGCGTCGCGTCGCTTGCCTCTTGACGCAGCGCGTTCAGACGGCGTTGCGCGTCGGCAATGGCATTACGAAACTTGGTCAGCTCGGTGTTGCCCAGCTTGTCTGCGGCACGGGCGGCCGCATTGGCGGCATCGTTCAGGACACCCTGCGTCAACGCACCCTGCGCCGTTGCGTCGCTCAACCGCTGCATGGCGGAGTTGGCAAGGTAAATCTGCTGGGTGTAGTCCTTCATCCGCCCGATTTGCAGCGTCGCTTCCATGCCGATTTTGACGCCCCTGAATTTTTGGTTCATCAATTCGAGCTGCTCATTGTTGAACTTGACGTAGCCGCCCGTCTGACTGAGCCGGTAGCCGTAGTCGGTAACGGCTTTGGATGCCTGCCCGTAAGACGATTTCGCAGTGTCTCCAAACGCCCGGGTCGAGCCGTTCATTTCGTCCGTTTTTTGTTTGATTTGTTCGACAATCTGCTGGTACTGCTTGCCGCTGATTGCGCCGCTTTCCATCGCTTCTTTGGCTTTGACGGAAATTTCGGTGAAATCTGCACCGTTGGCGGCGGATTTCATCGCTTCGCTAAGATTGTTGTACTCTTTGGAAACTTCGGAAACTTTCGACCTGTGCTGTTCTGCTGAATCAGTCGCCTTCTTCTCTGCTTCTTCTGCTTTCCTGATGGTTTCTTCGGCGGCGTCGTAGAAACTGCTGTAAGCCGATCCGCCTTTTTTGGCACTGCCTTCAGCCGCTTCGCCGATTTTGGCAAGCTGCTCCTGTGTCAACAGTGCCGCGTCGCCGCTGGCTTTGAGTTGGTTTTGGAACTCGGCAAATTCTTCCTTGCTTTTGAGTTTGCCCATCATCTGCTCAAACGCCGCCTGCATCAGCTTGGCATCTTTCTGACCCGCTGCTGCCGCCTGTTCGGACGCGTCCTTAAAGTCGGCAAACGCCTGACGTGCGTCGCTGCTGATACCTGTCATTACGGCTTTGCTGTCCACGCCGATTTTGGCAAAGGCGTCGGCAACCTTATCGGACGCGACGGGCGCGGCATCGCCGATTTTTTTGATTTCCTCGGCGGTCATGCCTGCCTGCTTGCCCGCGTCCTCCAAGGCGGCTTTCAGTTTTTCGACCGCCTCGGGGCTGTCCATCTGCTTTAACGCCGCCTGAAACAAGCGCGACATCTGCTCGGCATCGTTGCCGAACTTGGCGGCGGCGGTGGAAAAGTTGGCAATCCCTTCCGCCGCTTTTTTGCTCATGCCGGTGGTTACTTCTTCAGCCGTCAGCCCCAAAGATTCGAGGGCTTTCTGCGCTTCGGAAAGTTCGCCCGTGTCCGCGCTGATTTTGATGTTTTTCTTATCCAGCTCGGCTTTCAGTTCGGCGGTTTTATCGCGCACGTTTTCCAGTTTGATTGCCAGCTCGCTGTAAAAGTCGCCGTTTTCGCGCCCGTCGGCACGCAAGGCGGCCATACTGCGCTCCAACGCCGCCTGCTCGGCAGCGGAAGCACGATATTCGGCTTGCAGGGCTTTGACGGCGGCGGCCTCTTCTTCGGCGGCTTTGGCTTTGGCGGCAGCGGCTTTTTCGGCGGCTTCTTGTGCCTTTTTATCTGCTTCGGCCAACTCGCGCTTGATTTGGGCTTCGGTTTTGAAATGTTCGCGGTATTTGTCCAGTCCGCCCGTAGTAAACAGGCTGTCTATGATGGCAGGGATACGGGCAAGGTTGTCTCCGAAAAGTTTTGCCCAACCGGTGTTTTCACGCAACCAAGAGCCGACTGCCTGCCCCGCTTCAAATGCCACAAACAACAATCCCGCATTGGCCGCTGCCAGTTTAAGGTTTTGCGCCAACACACCCGCGGCAGCCGCTCCGTTGCCGAAGCCGTTACCTGCGGCGGCAGATTTGAGCGCGACGCCCAGCTCTCGGGCAGCGGCAGTGGTCGTCAGGATGGATGCCTTGGTTGCTTCAATCCCGACGCGCTGGGTCGCAAACGATGCCGATACTGCACCTCCAGTCAGACGGACAGCCGCCTCATAAGCCTTGACGGCAACCGCGCCCGCCGCAAACAGCGCGGCAAGCTGCGTCAAAACGGGAAATTCTTCGGTAATTGCGCCGACCGCACCGGCCACGCCGCCCACCGTACTCGCCAACAAAGACACCAAAGGCAGCAGCTTTTCTCCGACCTCGATGGCAACGTTGATGATTTCCTGCTTGGCTTTGTTGATTTGCGCCTCGCTGGTGGACATGGCGTTTGCCACTTCTTTTTGCATCGCGCCGACGACCTGTCCCTTGTCGGCGACCAAACCCAAAGCCTTTTCATATTCGCCGAGCGAGCCGACCAGAAGCGCGATGTCGTCGCTGTATTCCGTGCCAAAGAGTTGCGAGAGCGTCAGGGCGCGGCTTTGTTTGTCCAAGCCTTCGAGCTGATGCAAAAACTCGGTCAACGCTTGTTGCGGGTTCGCAGCGATGTTTGCCGCCATCTCGTCGGCGGACGTACCGATAGATGCAAGTGCGTCTTGGAAACCCTTGCCCTGACTTTGCGCGGTTTGCAGTTTTTGCAACAGCGCATTGATGGCGGTCGCCGCCACTTCGGGCGGTTTGCCCAAAGCGATAAAGGCGTCGGCAAGCGCGGCGGCTTCGTCTGCGGCCAAGCCGAACTGCTTGGCCGTACCGCCGATACGCGCCATCGCCGCAACAATGTCTTTTTCACGGGCAGCGGTATTGTTGCCCAAAACGTTGATGGCATCGCCGAGCTTCTCGACCTCACCGATTGGGAGCTGGAACACGTTGGCAATCGTCGCGGCGGCATTGCCTGCCTCTTCAGCGCTCATCCCAAAGGCAACCGACATCTTGGACGCGATGGCGGTAAATTCCGACAACTTCTCAATCGGGATGCCGAGCTGTCCGCCCGCTGCGGCAAGATCCGCCATTTCGGCGGCGGAAATGCCCAATTCGGCGCCCATTTTTTTCAGCTCGTCTGAAAGTTGGGCGTACTGCTCGTCCGTGCCTTCGGCGACTTTTTTCACGCCCGCCATCGCAGTTTCAAACTTCATCGCCTCGCGGGTGGCAAACGCCAAGCCGCCCGCACCACCGACCAAGCCCTGAATCTCCGAAGCGACCTCGGTAATAGACGGCTTCATGCCTTTCAGGCTGGCTTCAAGCTCGCGCACCCTGCCTTCCTGAAGCTGCGCCGCCCGCGCCAATTCCTCATGCGAGAGCGTGCCGCTGTCTTTGAGCAGCTCGTAAGCGTCTTTGGTCTTTTGAATTTCCTGCCGCGCCTTATCGTCGGTATCGATGCCGAGCTGGATTTTGGCATCGGCAATCGCCTTTAGGGTTTGCGCTTCGGCGGTCAGACGGTCGAGCTGCGCCGTTGCGGCGGCGGATTCTGACGACAGGCGCGCCTCTTCTGCGGCAAGGTTTTTGACGGATACGCCCGACACCGACATCGCATCGCGGGCGGCATACAGCTTGCCTGTCAGCTCGGTTTCGCTTTTTGCCAGGCGTTCGGATTCGGCGCGAAGTTTCGCCAAATCGGCCCGCTGTTGCTGCGTACCGCCGTCGCGCATGGATTTCTCAAGCGTCGCGGTCAATTCGTCCAGCGCGCGCATTTCTTTGGCGGTGTTGTCCAATTCCGCCGACAACGCCTTATATTCTGCAATTGCCGCCTGTTGCGCTTGTGCTTTAGCCAGCGTTGCGCCCAGCTCTTTCGCTTCGGTGGTCAGCTTGCCCGTATCGATGCCCGCCGCCTCGATGGACTGCGCCAGCGCGTCGATGTTTTCGGCACCGGACACGCCCGCCTTAATCTCTAAACCTGCTTGAATATTCGCCATTATTTTGATACCTTTGCTATTTAAAATAAATAATCTTACTTACAGTCAGCATATGAAACATTTGCAACCCTACTACAAACAGGCAATCCGCCAGATTCTTTCAGAAAACAGATTGTCCGCACTGTTTGATGTCGACCAAATTTATGACGCACTGTGCACCTTTCCTACTCCCCAAACTGCAGCAGACCATATCTGCACGCTTCGGAATAACGAAAATTTCACATGGAAGAAATTGGAAAAATGCCAAGAAATAGCCCGTAAGGAAGGGTGGAGAAAATTTGAAACACCAAATCCTAGAAATAAGTACCGAATCCTTTTACAGGCTGCTTCTTCGCGGGCATCAAACCTTAGAATTGCAGCAGAAGCCAAAGTCAAATTGACGAGAAACCTTAGCTGGGAAACATACGTTTCGCAGGCAGACTTGATCGATGAAAAAATGCTTGTTCTATTTTCCGAACATTACAAACTCCCAAAGCTACCTCCATTTTTCCCGTGCGACTTATCCATACTTTCTACACGAATGGTTCGAAAATCATGAAAACCCTCGCTCTAACCATACTTTTCGCCGTCGGCGCATTCTTCGGTTTCGCCGCGCTGTATCTCGGTTTCGATATGTTGGCGCACATCCGCGACATGAAACTGCTGGAATTTTTCGCCTTTATGGCCGTCAGCGGATACCTGATTAAATCAGCCCTGTATCGGTTCTAATCTGTTTTAAAACCCGTTTAAAAAAAGGTCGTCTGAAACTCCACGCCGCTGCGCCTACACGCAGAAGCCCGTTTCAGACGACCTTTTTGCCGTTTATCGGACGACCAGACCGGCGAACCCGCCAATCCGCATAAGCCGCCCGAATCTTTAGTTGTTGTACGACGTGAAGGAATAGGTCGAGGTCTCGCCCGAAGCCAACACTGCCGTGCCTTTAAATTCGGCTTCGTTGAAGTCGTCGCCGAACCAGTCGATACTGCCGTCCGCCGCCAGTACGGCATGGGGGATGTGCAGAATGCCGGTCTCGCCGGTAACGCGGTTGCGGCCGTCGACGTAGATTTCCAAATCCAAGCGGGACAAGGTAGCTGCGGACACTTTATAGCCGCCGGAATCGCGGGTTTTGTAGTCGACGGTGATGTTTTCGCCGTCGTTGACGGTATCTGCGACCGGCAGGATGGTAATCATGCCCAAGGTGGCATTGATGTCCAAATGCTTGGCATCAACATTGGCGTTTGACTTGTTTTTGACTTTGACGGTAGCCGGGTCGATGTTGCCGTTTGCCAGTTTGTACGCCATGCCTTTTTTGCCGATGGCCACGGTCTCGCCGGTAACGGTCTCCGCCGTAGCCGCGATGACGGCGGCTTCGCCCATCAGGGCAAGCGCGAGGTTGTCTTTGTCGAAGGTGTCGAGTTTCAGGCCGATTTCGGTGGGCTTGACGGTTTTCAGGCTGTCGAGTGCGCTGCCGTAAGTGCCTTTTTGCTTGGATACGCGCTCTTTGGTTTCCACGCTGGTCTGCGTGGTCAGGGCGGTGGTATTGCCGATTTCGATAAAGCCCGAGCCTTTCTGATTGAGGTTGCGTACCTTGACGTCGCCCTCAAAGATTAAGCCGTGGTCGTTTTGTTTTGCCATGTGGCAGCTCCTTTAGTTTGCCGCCTGCACGGTGTCGCAGGCGAATGAAATGGGATAAAAAGCAAAGCCGTCGTTGTATTCGATGGATGGCGAGGCGATGCGGCGGAAGGGGGTAACGGCATATTCGTCGCCCGCGTCCCAGCCTGAAAACGCCCGTTGGATTGCCGTCAAGGTCTCGCCGACCTCGTACAGCGTGGATTTGCCGTTGGCGGTATAGCTTCGCGCCAGAACAAAGGTGAAGTGCAGCGTCGATTTCAGGTATTTGCCGTTTTTGGCTTCGTCGGCAAAGGTCGATCCGCCGTAAACGACATAGACCGCGCCGTCCAGCGGGGCGGCTTTGCGTTTCGCCGCGCCTTGGGCGAGCAGCTCGGCAAGTTCGCCGATCTCCTTGACCGCCTTGATGCCTTTGACGGTTTTCAGACGACCTAGGATTTCGGGATAGACCGCCAATAAGTTTTCATGCTGTTTCAAAGCCATATCAGACAATCAATCCTTCCAGCCAATCGGACATTAAATCGTCAATGTCCTGATAATCTTGCGAAGACAAGCCCAAAAACGGACGCGGCGGCATGTTTTTCGTGCCTTCCTGCGCATAAACCGAGTAGCCCATGATTGAGCCGGTAATCACGCTTTTTGCCGATGCCTCGTGCGTAATGCTTGCAAATAGGTTGCCGTGGTCTACCAAAATCCCGCCGCGTCCGTTTTTGGCTGCCGCCGTTGCGGGGCTGACATCCTGCCAGCGTTTGCCGTCGGGCGCGGTTTTGGTTTCACGGATACGGTCTTTGGTGGTTCTTTCGAGCATGCCGCCGATGGCGCGCAAAGGCTCTTCAAGGCTGCCGTTCAACCTGCCCGACAGGCGGTTCAGGCTTTGGGCGATACGCGACAAGTCGTGTGATACCGTAATCCGCATTGCCTACTCCTTCAGCCATTCCCGCAAATCGGGTTCGGCATTCACATAAACGGCACAAGTTGACGGTTTGCGGTCATCCGATACGCGGGTTTCGTCCAGCATATTGGGATTTTTGACGACCATTTTGAGCCAAGCGATTGCCGACTGATAACGCTCCTCGACAATGCCTGTTACCGCGTCGTCGTAGAGGTAGTAGCGGGCGATG